TTAAAGTCTGGATTTTGTTCTAGTCTAGATAGTATCTTTTGAAACGGAGCATAAGATATTGGAACAATCATTGATTGTTGTGTTACTCCACCATTATCAACTCTTTGTACTTGTAGCTGATTAAAGTATGTACCAAAAAGGGCCACATATTTACGTGTAGTCGCGTTGTAGAAATAGTTAGCTATTGCCATTAGGTATCACTTATATTAATATTCTCGGTAAACGGGTCGGTCTCTGAGAAATCGAGAATATTATCTCCTTCTGTTTCAAATGTGTAGTTATCTGCTAATGCGTCTCCGCCTGAAGCATTAATATCTGTATTTGAAAGACCTTGTAATGTTGTAACTGCTGTAGAGTCAATCTTATCAAAATAGTTATCAATATTTGGATAACCTGTATCAAATCGTTGTCCGCTGTATTCAATGAGCTCACATCTCATATCGTAAACTTGTAAAGCACCTGATTGATAAAATACACTTTCATGTTCTACAAATTTAATTTCAAACATTTTTTCGTTAAGTGGGAAGTAAATTAAATCGCCTTCGTTTGGTCGTATCATTTCAACCACTTCACGAGTTACAAATCTTTCGAATGTTCTATTTGCTACAGTAAATGTAATACTATCACGGATTTGTAAACCGAATTTAGAAAGGAAATCACCTTCTCCTTCAAAGCCATCAACATTTTTAACGTAGGCTTCAAATTGAAATACTTCATCGTATAATGGTAGGTCGTCTTCGTTTAGAATTTCATCAACAGCACCGAGCGAACGCTTGACGTATATCACGTCAACTCCGTACATTTTGATACTCTCGATAACTAAATCATCAATTAATTGCTGCTCGTTGAAGTTATCGTAGTTTCTAAAGAATACATTTGTTGCCATATCACTATGTTATCCAATATAGTTGTAGGTCAGTGGTTGATAAGCTCTAATCGCTTCTTCTTCCATTTTTTCTCTTTCTGCTCTCGCTTCCTGAAGAATCTGTTCACCATTAAATGATACACCACCTACAAGCTGCATATTGCTGAACTTAGTTAAATTAAGACCCCATTGTTCTCTTACAAGTACAGTAGCATAATTTTGTAACCACCTATCACCCCAAATATCAGTGTAAGTAGTTCCGTCAATAACATCATATGCCTCAATAATAATATATTCGCCTACTGTAAGGAATTCGTTATCGACATCAATATACAATTTATTTACATGCTTGTTATAACGAATCATTGGTTTACCTACAAGAATCTCTTGTAAGAATTGTAAATGACTCATTGCCATATAATAGTTTTGAACGTTATAACCCGTAATGTCTTCGATATTATTTAGAACAAATTGGTATTGAACATTAAAAATACCAGAGCCTGTTGATAAGTTTGTTGTAAGAGGGAAAACACCTGAAATACCTAAAATACCATCAGGGAGTGAGATATAACCGTTTTCTCTATCTCCTTTTGTAATTGAGTTAGCAATAGCAGTAGTACCAGAGTTTTCTCCAACAACAGTTTCACCTGCTTGGAAAGGTATTAATTCTTTATGTGAAAGCGCGTCGTATTTAAGTGTAGAACCTGAAGAGTCTTTAGATACTTTTGCAGTAGCACCAGAAGTTTGACCTGTAAATGTTTCACCAACTGTAAAGTTAGCAGCCACTGCAGTATCAAGTGTAATACTACTTCCTGTGATTTGGTGCTTTAAATAAACTTGTTGGCTTCCGTTGTAATGGTAATCGCCCCAAAACGACAGAGCTTCATCAATACGGTCTTCTACCTGCTCATCGGCAACGTTAATTTCGATGACAGGAGCACCAATTTTTCTAAGGATATAATCCTTAAAAAGTTCTCTTGTGTTTGGTATCGCCATTGTTTTTCTCTTTTACCTATATTTTATTATTTATTTTAGAATGAGCTCTCAGCAAATGTATTAATTGTTGTTCTAATTTCTTTCAGTTTGGTATCATTATATCCTGTTGCTCGTGCCCAAAATTCTATTGTTGCATCAAATGCATATGTATGTGCTTCACCGGAACCTGCTGTGTCTCCCTGATATATACTTAATTCTAATTCATCACCAAGATTAACAGCTATCCAACCACTATCATTACTACCAGTTGATAGTGGAGAACCTTCTAAAGTACGAAGAGGAACTATTGCACCGCCGGTGTTAGAAGCAGTAGCAACATCAACTACCATTCTTAAATGTGTTATTGCAGCACCTACGCCATTAACATAAACACTTACCGGGCCTTTTCTTCTTGATACTTGAAAATCTCTAGTTGAACCACTTCCCGTTTGGTCTGTGCCCCTAGTATAAACATAGTCACCGACTGTTACAGAAGTAGTACTACCAGGTACACCGCCAAATCCAATAGATGTAGGTCCATATACAGTTGCACCATTCCATCTAATAGTTAAATAGGTTTCTGTAATACCTTCACCGTCAGTAATTTCATTTTCGTTCCATTCATATGTTCCATTAGTATAAAGCGGGCCAGTGGTTACGCCAGTAAAATCAGCAAAGCTTGTTGATGCAGCAGAATCATTAATATAATTTGCAGTGTCTGTTTCAAACTCGCCACTTGAAGAACTATTATCTGTTAATTTAATATTTACTGTTGATGTACCAGCTCTTGTCCAGAATATAGATACATCATTTACTGAAGTAGCACTACCTGGAGAATTTGTAAAAGTATTAGTATCACAATCAATACCAATTTGATTAGAACCGTCTACATCTCTAATATAGTCTCTGGTAACTGTGCCAACAATATCGCCAGAGCTTATTCCACCAGTACCACCAGTAACAGTTCCGCCGCTAATTGTTAATTGTGTATGAGTTGCCATAATATCTCCTTAAGCTGTTCCTGAATATTCGCATTCATAATAACCAGTAGCAAGTATATTCGAACCACCAGAATCAGAAGCAATTTCAACTTTCATTACCATATTCTCATCAGCGTATGTAGTTACATCTCTTGAATCTCTAACTCTAAAGTCTCTGTTTGATGATAATGCTATCCAACTATTAAGTGTATCACTATCGCTAACACTTAAATTTTTAGTACCGCCAAAGTTTGATACTCTAATATAGTATGTTGTACTTGGTGTAATATTGTTCCATTGAGTCGATGAATATAAGTATATTCCTTGTCCACCAATGTTATAAATGCTTTCGTATTTGTAAATATTACCGTCTGAACCGAATCTCCAACCCATTACCAAATCATTAAGACCGCCACTCATATCATAGAAAGTTATAGGAGTAGATGTTGTTCCTGATAATCCAATTGTTTCTGTTGGAGGCGGAGCTGTTGTTTCTGTATATCCGACAGCATTAGCGCGAACTTCAGTAGCAGATACTGCATGAAAAGTAATCATCCAACGTTGATAATCACCCCACGTTGGTTCAGTATTATCTGGCCAGTTTATTGTTGAAGAAAATGTTGGTGTATGAGTATTTGAACTAGTGTCTAATAATAATGTGCATGTTCTACCTTCTGCAATACCAGATTCTGTAAAAGTAACATTTCCAGACATAGTTAGTATCATCATTGGACTAGTAAAATTGATATTGTCAACTATAGTTACTGGTGTAGAATGAAAATCTTCAAATGTACCAGTACAATCAACAATATTTTCAAGTTTTCTTGAGTCAGATATAACTATTGTTCCGCCTATTTGAATTGCCATTATGATTCACCTAAAGTATATTTACCAGCTAATATTAGTATTTTCTTTCTAATTTGTTCTTGTTGCTCTTGTGGGTCGTCATGCTCAGGTATTGTACACCATTGCGTTACTGTGTTAGCACCATCGTTGATAGTAATTGGTATTTCTATAAAGTTTCCTGTCTTTGCCATTATGCACCCCAACTTGTTACTGTTGCTCTAATTGTTGAAACGTCCCAACATGTTCCTGTAATCATCCAATATCTTGCAGTAGTCCATGTTGGTTCAGTATCTTCTGGCCAATTCCAGGCAGAAGACCAAGAAACATCATACCCTGAAGTTGAAGTATCTAAAAGTATAATAGTTTGTTTACCTGCACCTAAATTAGTTCCACCAATTGTCATGCTTGCGCCAGTCAAAACACCATGATTTAATGGTCTATCAAAAGATGGATTCCAAGTAAATGACGAAGCTCCGCCTGACGTCGGTGAATAAGCAGTTGGCTGAAAATCGCCATATATGCCTTCAGCACCTGTAATATTAATAAAATTTCTTGAATTATCTATTACTGTTGTATTTGAAATTTTAACTGCCATTACTTAACCTCTTATCTCGCTGCGACGGTCCCAATATATGCGCGTTGATATATAAAATTTCCAGGCGCTTCTGCTGTTGAATAAAATGTTCCTTCATTACAAACAATCTTAATACGAAAATCAGGATTACCAGAATTTATATCTGCTTGTGTTGTAGCTTCTTCAATAGAGTTAGGATTAGCTTGAGCAGCCCAGCCAAATCTTATTCCACCTGGGTCATTTGGTACTGTATAATATGTGCCAGAAGCATATCCATCAGTTGCTGGTGTTGGACCAAATGTATAGTTAGATGCTGTACAATCGCCGCTGCAGCTTTGTGAAGCAACATTATATTGTACTTCGACTGATGTAATGCCAGTTAGTCCTGTATAAGTAGCATATACATCTACATAAGTTCCTGGTACACCACTATCACCATGCGCGCGTTCAATAATAATTCTATTATTTGAATCATCTCTTGAAAATTTCACAAAACACCAACTTTCTGGAAATCCACTACCTGCAAAATGAATGTTATATACATTCCAGCCTGTTAAAGAAAAATTATTAAATGTTGAAGATTGAGTTCCAGGCTCATCATAAGGAATTGCTGTTGCTCTTACAGTTGAAGAATCCCAACACGTGAGTGATATAATCCAATGGCGATTATTAGCCCAAGTTGGTGTTACACCAAATTTAACTTCGGAAGGAAATGTTGGCGTGTGGCCTGATGTTGATGTATCTAAAACGAGAGTTGCTTGGTGGCCAGATGCTCTATTACTAGTTGTAAAAGTAACATTACCAGTCATAGCTAATTTCATCAATGGCTTGGTGAAATCAATATTAGATGTTATTGTATTCTGGCTTGGATGGAAATTTGTATATAAGCCATTGAGTTCGTTGGGTATGATTCCACGACTATCATCAATGACAGTTGTGCCAATTATTTTGACCGCCATCTTCGTCTCCTATGACTATTAGCGTTAATTAATTATTTAGTATTATTTATATTAATCGCGACGTTCGATATCACTTTCTTCTAATTTTTCGCCCATCCAAACTTCTACAACCTTAGCGTCAATATCTCCAATATTAATAGCTTTATGCCAAGTCCATAATGGAATATCAATACTATCACCTGTATTATAGATTTTAGATACTTTATCTCCGTTTGGATATTCGAGGTTCATACGAATAGTACCTTCGACTACGTGCCAATGTTCTGACCTGTGAAAATGACGTTGGTCGCTGAGTGCTCTACCAACTTTAAATGAAAGTTCTTTAACAGCCCAACTTCCATTTTGATTGAGAACAGTATAGTTTCCCCATTCTCTTTCGACAGTTGGTTGTGACCATTCTTTTAATATCCAACTACTACTATTTGCTTTGTTTTCTCCGCCGACACCAAATTCAAAATCTACATCTTCACATACCATCTCTGGGATATTCTCTTTTGTTCGGTCGCCGCCATTTACAAAAACAATTCTATCGTTTGGAAATAATGCTCGAGCTTTTTCTATTGCGTTAATTGCAGTATCGTCTGAATCATCAAATGAAATCACTTTGTCTACACAAGTTAGAGCACCTACAATTGCTGCTCGTTCTTCCCAGGGCATAAAATAACGACCCTTCTTTCTTTTTAACCAAGCGTCTGAATTGACTCCTACTACAAGATTAGTACCACAGTTACTGGCATCTTTTAAATATTCAATGTGGCCTGAGTGTATTGGGTCAAAACCTCCTGTTGCTACTACTGTTATCATATATTAGTCCTTTATATCTAACATAAAATAGTCCCATACGAAGTTAATGTTTTGTGTTGAAATCATTTCTTTTGGAGCATCAACTACATCTGGATGTATATACCAATCTTCGTATGAATGTTGTGGCGAGAATGCTACGTCATTTACTAAAAGCTTATAACCATTCTTTTTCAAAAGAGTTCGAGCTCGGTCTCTGATATCAGTACCAAGCCTATATGAATCATGTTCAAATGTAATAACACCAAATTTGTGTGTTTCAAAAGGTAGATTTTCTAGTACTTGTATAGAAGCTTCATCACAATCAATCTGTAAATAATCAATTACTGGCTCTACACAATGTAGGTTAAATAAATTAGTAAAGTCTAGTTGAGTAGCATCTGTACAGATAACTGTATTATTTCTATTCTCTTTGAAATTATAACACAAAGCTTCTGAATTGTCAATAGAAATACCTTTCCATCTAAATTGAGTTTCTAATAAAGCTGTATTATTATGTACAAATGGGTCGCCTGAACCAATCTCTAAATAGTTACCACCTTTCTTACCATTGTATAAAGCTAATACAAATAAGTCTTGGTAATGTTTAGAATAGTTTTTATAAATTAGTTCCAAGCCTGGGAATAAGAATTTAAATCTTTCAAAATCTTCTGGAATATAAGGAATCGTGTCTGGATACCAAGTATTACCAAGCATTTTTTCTGTGTATTCATCGTATGGTGCTGGCATATTATGTCTATGTTTTAAATCAAAGAAAGCATGTTTACCAGTTTGTGTACCTGCAATATACCATGTTGCAACAGCTTTATAATATAAAAGCGCTTTATAGCCATCGTAACCAGGAATATTTAACTCGTCAGTAACCTTATTTCCAGTTTCATACCATTCTAAAGCAAGATTAACATGAGCAAGCATTGCTTTCCACTCTTGAAGTGTTTCGTTAAACTGAGCCATAAAGAAATGCGCTTCAGGTCTGTGAGGTTGCAAAGCAATTGCGTCCCAATAACCAGTTTTGACTGTCCATTGTCGATTACCTTGTCTTTGATATGACCTTGCAATTCCAATTAAACATTTATATTGTAATAACTTATCTTCAGTTAGGTCAGCTGTTTTAAGATATAGAGATACAGCCATTGCTCCTTGTTCTAATCTATCGTATTCACACGCAAGAGCAAATAATTTTTGTGTATTTTTAGGGTCGAGACAGTGTTCGTTTAATAATTCTTGTAACATAATTTATCCTTTCGCCACAAAATCAAAGAATACCTTTTCAGGTACTTTAAGTATAAATGTACCATTATCTTGGTAACCATAAGCTATAATAACATTACCATCTAAGAACATCATACCTGTAGCAAACTCAATATTATATTCATATCCGGTTGTGTGGTCAATCTGAGTGCCCATAAAATGGAAGTCTTTGGTATATCGTACTATATTCCAATCCTTATCCCACACAATAATACGATGATTGTAGTGGCCATCCTTTCGCATAAATGTGTCTTTATACAAATCAGTTTCATGTGTAATAGCAATTCTATTACCTTTACCAATAGGATATACTTGAGTACCGCCTCTTAAATCTCTGTAGAGTTCTGGAATACGTTTATCTTCATCTAAGTGAACTGTGGTTGTTGTTCGTGTATCAATATCATATTTGATAACTTCAGTTGGATTACACCATTTAACAAAATGCCATGGCATATCAATAACTGGCATCCAATTCTTTTCACAAAAAGTATCGTCTTTACCAGGTGCAGGTATTGGATTACGAGATACCTCTTGCCATTCATTATCAATAAATTCTATTTCGCACATTTCCATACGACCAGTACCTTGGTCATCGTAAGCATCTCGTCTTACTCCACAAAGGAATAGTCTGTCTTCCCAACTGAATAATCTGCCATCTTCTAGACCGATAAAATTCCATGTAGGTTCGCCTGTATCTAAATTCATTTTAATACGACCAGCAGATAAGACATTCATATTAGCATCAAGCTCACACATAACATTATGTGTAGTTAAACTAACGTCGTTTTCTGGATGGATATATTGAAGTGGTCCCCATAGATGTGGGAATTTTTTACCTTCGGAATGATAAAGAGTATAATTAACATGGCGGACATTTAATAGTATACGACCCTCGTGCATAAAAATCGAGGGGTTCATTATACCCGTTTCGCCTGTTAACTCTTTTGGAAGTGTGATTGGATATATACTTCCACCACGCTTAAGAGCATAGTGAACTAATCCATGATGACGTAAATCATGCATACTGTCTCCATTATGTAAACCATTAATCTTATATTATATCACATTTTACTGTGATTGTCAACTATTATTTATGACCAGGGAACAGCTTTAGTTACTTCACCAGTCTTAGCTATTTTAGCTACAATTTTAGCATTATAATCGTCAATAAATTCTGCATTAACAGTATCTAACCATTCTGTTACTTTTGCTTCAGTTAAATCGTTAAAACCGATAAACTCAGCAGCAGTAATATTAGATACATCAAGAGGTGCATATCCATTGATAGAAGCAGTATTACCTTCATCATCAACACCAGACCTACGCCAATGAATGTTCACGACGGCTTCCGGCAAGGATACGCCGTCGCTACTTTGTTCTGTGCGTGTTATAAGGTTGATAACTTGCCACGTGTAAGTCATTATTTACTTA